TATCACCTTGTATATATTTGTTCTTTTAATATTATTTCAGGAAAAGTTACTATATCATTTAAAAATTTTAAATTTACAGGATTTTTCCGATCTAATAAGTTAATTAATTCTACACTTGAATCGAAAGATAAAAGTTTAGATTCATTAATTAATAAAGTTCTAAATACTTACGTTGGTATGATCTCCAGAAATGGGGGTCGCCCGTTTATAGGATACCTTATTAGTAAGGTAGCTTATATGGGTCTACGCGTAACGAAGCTTAAGTTAGTCTTGATTTCTTCCTTTGTATTCCATTGTGCACGTGTATTAAGACATGAGGGCCGGAAAGGTTTAGTTTTAAACCTAAAGGTTTCTCAAGTATTGATACAACAGGCATTGGCAAAATATGTTATCCGCGATATGAATCCTTTAAAAAGGCGAGTTAGACGGTCTCGTAGTGGTTATCCGTTATGGATAATCACTCCTGGACGTCTGCTTATAAGACAACGAAACGTAGAATTTGTAAGATTATATATGACCTTAACTGGTTTATATAGAGTTATAAATTTTGACGGTAGAGTTGATCTTAGTTCTATCACGGATACTGGTCCTGGTTTATCTAATTTATCTTCAACAGACAAAGACTTATTATCCTCTACAATAAATAGAGCTTGAGAAGTCTGAGGATTAAAAGATTTAAAAGATAAGTGGAAGAATATAAAATTTCATTTCTTTCCTATAGGGACTGCTAGTCCGATTACGTCCAATACTATTTTCTCGGAAAGGTATCCGGCTTCGTTAGTAATTTCTACTACGCCGCTGAATATCTGAAGAGCTTCTAGAATGTGGCTTTCGTCGTCTGAACAGTGGTTCCATAGTCATTTAATGACTTTCTTATCTTCCATTAGGAATGAGAACTTTTCTGGTACCTTATGGCGATCGGGGACAGTAAGGATCGATGAATATCTGCGGAGAGAGTTTTTCTCTTTTCCGGGTAATCGAAAGCTGCTTGATTCGAGAGTATATTTGGGAAAGTTGGGTTTCAAACCTGAACCAGCTGGAAAAATTAGAGTATTCGCAATGGTGGATTCATGGACACAGTGATTGTTCTATCCTTTGCATAAACTTATTCAATCTATATTGAGAGGTTTATCTGAGGATGCGACTTTTGACCAAATAGGGAAACTAGAGCAGAAAATTCTTCAAATGAAAATGAAAGGTTTTAACCAAGCATTTTCTTATGATTTGTCTTCTGCTACCGATAGACTACCTGTAATTTTACAGGTGTATATCCTAGCTCCCTTATTAGGTTTAAAGCCGGCAATCGCGTGAGCTAACCTACTGATTACTAGAAAATATTACATTTCTCGATCTGATCGAGAAAAGTATAATCTAAAGGAAAAGAGCGTAGCATATGCCGTGGGTCAACCAATGGGAGCATTATCATCTTGGGTAATGCTTGCTCTAACACATCATATTATTGTCCAATGGGCATACCGAAGGGTATACCCTTTTGGAATGCTTAAATGATTTGACCGATATATTGTATTAGGAGACGATATTGTGATATTTGATAAAGATATTGCAAGGGAATATTATTCTTTAATGAATGATGTTCTCGGGGTTAAAATTGGTCTAGCTAAGAGTGTCGTCTCTCTTCGTGGTCTTACTCTAGAATTTGCGAAGAAGTTTTATATTGATGGAGTACCAGCTAATATGGTCCCTTTTAGGGATATAGTAGTCAGTACTTTATCAACTTTAACTTTAAGTGAATTCATGAGTAAGCATAAATATGACTTCAATGCATATTTAGCGATGAGAGATTTAGGATTCAAGGCAAGGGCTAAGGTTAATTCACGTTTCTGAAATATGAGTAAAAGGTTGCGGGTCTATTCTGTCGTTTATCATTATTACCACCGAGATTGGTTGGATTGGGTATCTATGAAGAGTGTTCATTCTAATCATTTCATTTCTAGATCTAGTTATGTTAATTTAATTCTTTCTCTGTTAAAGGAGAGAGAATCATTAACTAATCAGATTAATGAGATGTATGACAAAGAATGGCAACACTTTTTATGATCCTCAAACCATCCTCTATTAGGTGGGATAAATACCGAAGTACAGCGATTAGTGGGTAACTGAAGCGGTAAACCGTGAATGGCCTATTATTCTCTGGAAGTAGAGTTAGGATATCTAGGAAAAACATCCTTAGATGAATTAACTCTAATTCAACTTAGAGACATGGTATTAGATCTCCGAAAAATGAACGATCATTGGTCTAGTAAATTGGAGGAAGCAACATCAGTAACATGAGCAAGCTATAAAAGAGCAGTAGTAAAGGATTTTTCCGATATTATGAATCTCTATAAACAGTGAGTTCGTTATAACGGTTTAATTGTAAGGAGGGAGAAAGTTTTACGTAAATCATATGATTTAGTAAAGCTTAGAGACGAAGTACTAGCGCGTAGAAAGAATGTGGATCAAGTACTCTATCCATCCACTTTAAGATGGGTAGGAGAAAGTATAGACTTTAATTCAGTACAATTTTCATTATTCTATATCTATATGAATAGAATTATTGATATGTTATCAGCCATTTGGGAAGTACTATGAACCGGAATATGAGCTTATATAATAATCTCTTTTTTAATTTACGACTTAGAAACTACCAAGATTTTCCCGAGCGGACAAGAAATTGCAACCGTTGATAGTGAACCTAGAAGAAAATCGCATCGAAATTGGATATCAGTCTTGATGTTAATATTGTTAATATTATTGTTTGGATTCTTATCTATGTGGGAAACCTCATTAGATAGAATTCTTTCTTTAATACTAATTGATATTGACATCAACTCTGAAGCAGTATCGGAACTTCTGACGGCATCTCGACCTATTAGTTATAATAGTTCAGTAGAATGAGGGAGAAGCTCGATATTGCTCATGGGTGAAGTGAGCCCTATATTCAAAATCCAGAATGGCCTGATTGAATTAGATAAATCTAATCCACAAACGATTATTAAAGATTAACATCTTTTAATATTAGTTTTAGAGACCGAATTGGATCG